ATTGGTTTGCTATTATAGGAGCAGCCGTAGGATTTATTGCCTACAAAATTCAAATCTATTTAAAACGTAAAAAATACAAAGACCAATGATTTGGGTAGGATTATCACTAATTGTAATAGCAGGCATAGCTGAACATTTTAAAGACCTATCTGAGGAAGGTAAGCTGAAAGGGTATTGGGATAAAAACTACCCCCCAAGGGTAAAAATGAATGGAGAGTGGTTTACAGTAAAATATTTATACCATAGTATGGGAGATGATTTTAAAATTACACCTGCTAATAATTTATGGTGGAAAGTTGGTTGGCTACAAGACGGTGTATGGAATTACATACCTGTATGGATTCGTCAGTACCTTTCATTCAGAGATGGTTGGCACTTGCTTAAATTTGTTTCGCTTAACTTTTTTGCTTTAGGTGTGGTGGTTTTGTTTTCTGCTGAGTGGTGGTGGTTTATTGTTTTGCGATTTGCCTTCTCATCACCAGAAACTATTTTAAGGAAATTAAAAATATACAATAAAATATAATATATATATGAGCCGATTAGAATAGGGTAACACCATTTGGTATCTATTCAATCAATTAAAACTAAAAAAACTAATCTAGGGTAACACCATTTGGTATCTAGATATTATTATTATGACTTAATTAACAAAAAAGACCCCACTATATTAAAGTGGGGTTTTTTAGTATTTATTGACAATGGATATTAATAAAATTTTTGGATTGTTTAGTAGTGAAGATGCAAAGAAAGAAGCTCATTTAAATTTTGAAGAGCATCCTTTGTATTCACTTAAAATGTTTATCAAAATTCATCAAAAACAAAATGATCTTAATAATATTCTTAAATCAGCCATTACACCTTCATTTTCCCAAGTCTTAAGAGACTCAGACACTAATGAAGAAGACTTAGCTGAGTATGTAGCTAATGTTAGAGCTTTTTATTATTTAAATAAGCTTGATATCACAAACAAACTTGACAGAGAAATCATTCAAGAAAACTCCTCAGATGAGTTAATTAAATTCTTAGACTACTCAAGAAAGTTTTTTGAAAACTTAGAACACTATGAAAAGTGTGCTTTTCTAAAACAAATAAAGGAAGTTATAAAATAACTTGTCTTTCCAATTCTTTCTTATTATATTAGTTTCATTAATAAATTTATAATTATGCAGTATAGAGAAACCATTAACAAAAAACTTGATGCTATTGATGGAAACATCCGCAAGTTAGATTTTCTTATCAAACGAGGAGGAGTGCCCGGAGATATTCTTCAATTACTTGAAGCTACTAAAGAATTAAATAATGAAGTTCGTTCTTATGTAGCTCGTGAGAATTTTTCAGGAAGTGAAATTAACAAAGTTTAATATGTTAACAGCAGAACAAATTCAAGTAAATTGGGAAGTATTTTTGTCTAACATTAATACTTGGATTACAGGAGAAAGAAAAGAAAAACTTCTTACCTTCTATAAAAAATATGAGGAGCGTATTATTATGATGCCTGCTGCTCATAAAAAAGAATATCACAATGCATTTCCTGGTGGTTATGTAGATCATGTTAATCGAGTAGTAGAATGTTGTCTTAAAATTAATGATGTTTGGACAGAAATGGGAGTTGATACTTCCACTTACACGCTTGAAGAGTTAGTATTTTCAGCTATTAATCATGATTTAGGTAAGATAGGAGATGAAAATCATGAGTCTTACATCCCACAAGATGATAAGTGGAGACGAGAAAAATTAGGAGAAGATTATAAATTCAATGATAAACTTCCATTTGCTTCAGTTCCAGACAGAGGTTTGTTTCTTCTTCAATCACATGGTATTCAGTATACCTTTAATGAGATGATAACTATTCAAACTCATGATGGTTTGTATGATGATGCTAATAAAAAGTACTTTATGTCTTACATTCCAGAAAATAAACCACGAACTTCACTTCCTTACATTGTACATCAAGGAGATTTGATGGCAGCTAGAATTGAGTTTGAAAAAGAGTGGTTTCCAAAATTCAAAAAAGATGCTCCTAAAAAAGAAGTAAAGAAAACTACTACTTCAAAGGATAAAGCATTGAGTAATTTGAAAAACCCAAATTTAAAAAGTATTTTAGATAGTCTATGATAACTACAATTGTTATACTAGGTTGTTTGGTTGTGATCTTAGGATACACAACCTTTAACCTTCTAAAGAAGAATGAAAAATTAGAAGAAATTACCACAGTCTATGAAAACTTTACTGAGGAACTCTCAGAAGCTTTAGTTTACTCTAGAGAAAAACTAAATGAAATAGATGAAAGAGGAGTTTTTAAAAGTGATGATGAGATTGGATGGTTTTTTGAACAAATTAAAGAGTTGCAAAACCTACTTGACAACTTTAACTTAAAAAACTAAACATGGCGGGGAAAGTATATTTTACACAAGAGACAGAAAATGCTATTATAGCATATAATAACTCAACCTCAGAGGAAGAAAAGCAGAAGCTTTATCATACTAAAATTCACTATCCTTTTTTTAAACTAACAGAGAATATTATTCACACTTATAAATTTTACTATACAGAAGTGGAAAATATTGAGGATTTACAGCATGAAGTTATTTGTTTCTTGTTAGAAAAAATGCATAAATTTAATCCCGAAAAAGGAGCTAAAGCATACTCTTATTTTGGTACAATAGCTAAAAACTATCTTATTCTTAATAACAATAAAAACTACAAAAAGAAAATTGACAGCATCCCTTCAGAAGAGTTACATCATGATTCAAATTATGCTTATGAATTAGATGATGATGGGTTGGAAAAAGATCGTTTATCAAACTTTTTAGATGAGTATATTGAGTATTGTTATGATCATTTAATTGATATGTTTCCTAAACCTAATGATTTTAGAATAGCAGATGCAATTTTAACAGTATTTGAGCAAAGAGATGGGTTAGATATCTTCAATAAAAAAGCCATTTACATCTACTTAAGAGAAATGACAGAGGCTACAACCCCTCAAATAACTCGCATTGCAAATAAACTCTCAGACTTATTTCAAGAACATTATCTTTTCTATCTTGAAAATGGATATACTAATTTTGAAAAGGAGGAATATTTATAGACAAAATAAATATGAGTCACTTCGATAAAAAAATATTTGGTAAAAAGAAATACTCAGACATTCTAGAGGAGATTTATGATAATCAACAGCAAAAGAAGGCACAAATAAGTGCCTTAATTGCTGAGCTTAAACCTTTAATTGAAGACATTGGTGATGCTACTTTGGTTGTTCCTCTAATTAAAGAGTATATGGAGTTAGGAGTTAAAAATGACGACATTCTAGTTAAGATGGCTGCTTTAGTTCAAAGAAGTTTAGCTACTCCTACAGGTGAAGATTCATTAGGTATTTCTGATGAAGAAAAGCAACAGCTATTAGATGAGTTAGATAAGTTAAAAGGAGACAACAAATGAGTGTTGGTAAACAACGATATGGCTTTAAAAATATAACCTATTCTTCTAATTCTCCTACTAGCTTAGAAGCAGGACCTAATATATTTTCAGTTAGGGTAACAGATATAATTTTAGATTCATCCCACCCTAAATTTACATCATATGGAGGATGGAATTCAATTGGTACTATATTTTTTAAATCTATCTCCAACCCAGGGGCTAATGATGAAAATGTAGTTAGTAATGCTAAGTCTATTTTTTCTAATTTAAAGTTATATCCTTTAGTGGGGGAGATGGTAACTATCATAACTATAATAGGACAACAAAATACGCCATCAACAACAACTCCTATATCCTATTATCTTCCTCCTATAAATTTTTGGAATAGTCAACATCATAATGCTTTACCTGATCCTACTGTAAGCCAGTTGCCCTCTTCTCAACAAAAAGACTACCAACAAGTTGAAGGTGGGAGTGTTAGAAGAGTAACAGATGGTAGTACTGAAATAAACTTAGGATCTACTTTTCAAGAAAAGACTAACATCTATCCTTTACTTCCTTATGAAGGAGATTATATTTTAGAAGGTAGATGGGGTAATTCAATTCGTTTTGGTAGTACAGTAAAAGATCCTTCTATTAAAAATAATTGGTCTGATGAAGGAGAAGAAGGTGATCCTATTACCATTATTAGAAATGGTCAAAGAAATTTATCTCAACCTGGATGGGAACCTACAACTGAAGATATAAATGGAGATGCTTCTTCTATTTATTTAACTTCTACTCAAAAGATTCCTCTATTTCCTGCCTCTAATATAAAAGATTCTTTTTCTAATACAGATGTAGAACCAGAAGCTCCTCAAGTTTATAAAGGAAAACAAATTCTTTTAAACTCAGGAAGATTAGTATTTAATGCTAGTCAAGATTCATTAATCATGTCTTCTAATAAGACTATTCATCTATCTGCTAATAAAGAAATACATCTTGACTCAGTGGATAGAACTGTAATTAATACAGGAGAATTATATTTAGGATCAAGACAAGCAGATGAAAGGTTAGTTAAAGGAGATACTTTTGTTTTGGAATTAAAAAAATTAGTTGTAGCATTAGAGGGTTTATCTAAAGCTTGTACTACAGCAATGGCTGGTCCTTTCCCAATTCCTGGATTGAATACTATTGGGCCTTCTTTAGAAGCAGCTGTTCAAGATTTAAAGAAAGCAATTAATGGTCCTAACCCTAAGATATTATCTAAAGATGTTAAAACTAAGTAATGGTTAATAATATTCAAATATTTGGTATAGTAACAGATAGTGAAGGAAATAGGATTCCTTTTGTTAATATAAAAATTACCTCAAATTTAGCTACTGTAGATATCATAACAGATGAAAAGGGGTATTATGGTGGTATAATAGATGGTACAGTTGATGTATCTAGTATTAATATTTCATTTAATGCTGAGGGATTTTTATTAGAAAATAAAACAAATATCCAAAAGACAGGTTTTACTTTATCTTCTACAAATGATAGGATTGATTTGTATCAAGTTAATATAACATTAAAATCTGCAAATATAGATTTATCTGAACAGCAAGCTGAACTTCAAATTCAAACCCAAGAAATAGAAAATACGGAAATTGAAGTTTCAAATTTTATTAAACAACCTAATGAGATAAAATTTGCTACTGTATTAAATAAACTTAAAGAAAATTTAAAACGAACTTTATTTCCTTTTATTTTATCTTTATTAGCTCCTTTTGGGACTAAGTTTGTTCAAGCTCTTTTAGATAAAATCCCTAATGCTCAACCTGATGTTTGCCCAAACCCAGAAAAAATTAAAGAAATAATAGAAAAAAGAAATAGATTAGTAAGGCAATTAAATCAGATTTATAATATAATAAAAACCTTATCTAAAGTTCTTCAAATAACAAATGTAGTAATTCAAGCTTTACAAATAGGAATTAGTGTAGCTAAAGCAATTCCTACCCCACCTTTTGCTCCCTCGGGTGCTGTGGCTAGTGCTATTAATAAAATAGAACTAAGATTGGAGGTAGCAGGAATAGCTGTTAATGTATTAACTATAACCGCTGCTATTATTGGGGTAGTTTTACAAACTATAATAGATTTGCTAAATAATTTAGATTTAGCTATTCAACAATGTTCCGAAGAACAAAATATTCCTTTTGAAGAGATAAATGATGAATTAAATGCTTTAGCAAACCAAACAATAGAAGAAACCCAAAATAATAACCTAGATCAACCCCAATCATATAGAGGTTTTACTTTTGAAATTAAGCTTGATGAGGTAAATACCTCCCCATATCCTAAACGATATGCTCAAGCTTTAAATATTCAAGGAATTCCAGTATTAAAGAGTGATTCATCTTTTGCATCCAACCCCCAAGTACTTATTGATCAATTGAAATTTATTATCGATACTCAAAATTTAAGAGGAGATTAATTAATATTTATAGATATGAAGACTAGTCAATTTAAAAAAATTATTAAAGAAGCAGTAAGAGAAGCTGTAAGAGAAGAGTTAGTGGATTTGTTTACTTCTCAAAAAGTAGAAGAAACTCCAAAAACTCCTATGTTTGAAGTCTCTCAAACCCCCACTCCAACTCCTTCCACTAGAGAAGCTTACATGAGTGTTTTAAATGAAACTCAAAGAGGTATGACAGGTGATGATTTTAGAACTATCACTATGAATACTGGAGATATCCAACAACCACTTATGGTACCTCCTGGTCTTAATACAGCAGGTGAAGGTAGTTCTTTACCACAAGGAGAAGTTAGTATGGATCAAATTATGGGGATTTTAAATAAATAATGGCTTTTAGAATACCAAATAGAGACCCTAGAGATATTAATGCTAGACAAGCAATTGGAGTTTCTATACCTTTTTCTTCTCCAAGTGTTTTTACTCAAACTTTTACAACCTCTGATCAAATTAAATCAAATTTGATTAACTATTTTTTGACTAATAGAGGAGAAAGAGTACTAAATCCTAATTATGGGGGAAATTTAAGAAATACTCTTTTTGATCAAGCTTCTGATGAAACTCTATCTCAATTAGAAAGTAGAATTGTAAATGATTTGAAAAATTATTTTCCTAGAGTTAATGTAGTTAATTTAACTATCAGTA